GTGCCGCCACAGGTGCAGCACGAACGGATGCTGGTTCACGTATTCCGAGCGCCGCGGATGCAGCTGCATGACCACGTCCTCGGCGTCCCAGAAGAGTTCCTTGACCGCGCACATCTCGCGCCAGGTCGGCGTCCGCAGTTGCGCGCCGGCGCGGCGATAGGCGTGCACACTCACGTGTTCCCAGCCGCGGCACTCGGGCACCTGCGGATCGGTGCCGTCGCTCGCAATGATGGCCAGACGCCAGCCCGGCTCGCAGGACTCGACGTCGAAGACGCCGTTATCGCCGTAGGAGCGATCGGAGCCGAGCTGCGGGTGCGTCGTGTCGCGCGCGTATTCGGGGACGTGCATCATGGCAGCGGCCTCCACGTGTCGCCGCGCGCGATCCCGTCCCGATCGTGTTTCGCCGTCATGAACCACGACCCGGTCTGCCGCAGCGTCTCGAGCACGGCTTGCGTCGGGGCATCGGTCGTGCAGTCCCGGTGCCGCGGCCGATTGCTGGCGAGGACGGCATCGGCAATCGCGCGCGCGAGCTCGAGCGTCGTGAGGGTGTGCCGGCGGCTCACGAGTGGCTGCCTTTCACGGGCTCGTCGAAGTTGATGGTCGACGGCGTGGGTCGCGCCCGGTGACGTCGGGTCACCAGGGGCGGCGGGACAACGGCGTCGCCGCGTTGCTGCTCGAGCTCCTCGAGCGCCATCTTCAGCGCAAGGATCTTGTTCTGGACGCTTTCGATCGCTTTGTCGACTCCGTTGCGGCGTTTACTCATAAGTCTCAGCCTTCCACGCTGACGAGCTCCATCCGCCGATCGCGAATGTCCGCGTACTCGTGGGCGAGCGTCTCGAGGGGCCGGATCGCGTGGTCTTCCATCCCGGGCAACGGGGCGCTGCGCGGCTTCGTCGGCTTCATCGCTGCTGTCTTTTTCGCCATGCATCCTCCTGGTCGTCGAAGAGCGACCCGTCGCCCAGTTCGGGCGGGACCGCGTCCTCGAGGGTAATCGTCGCGCGCGGACCGGTCGGGTAGCACGCGTAACACTTCCGCACGTGCAGATCGACGACTTGCTTGTCGTCGAGATACAGAATGCCCGTGAGCGCGTCGAGCACGTTCCGGGCGAGCTTGTCGCTGTCCGGTTTGGTCACGTGGTGCCGGATCTTGTGCGACAGCGAGACCGGGCGCGGCAAGAAGAACGTCACCGTCAGGACGACGGCGCCGAGAAACACGTCGCCGGCCACAGTCTGCGCCTGCTCGGCGACGAGCTGCTGCCAGCTCTTCGCGCGTGGGTTATCGGACGTCACGATGGCGCGAGGCGCCCGGCCTTGTGCGACCGCCGCCTTCGCCCACTTGAGCGGGACGAACGCTTGCGCGCTGCCCTTCGGTTGGGCGACGCCAGCCACGGTGAACGTGACGCGCCGCGGCGACGTCATGCCGGCACCTTTCGTCGGCTGCACGTGAACGCCATGACGGCGCCGTCGAGACGATCTCCGTCGGGATACGCGAACCCCTGCCGCGCGCAGCGCACCTTGACCCCTTCAATCGCGTCAGCGAGCGACGCCGTGACAGCGAGCTCGTCGCGGAGCATCGCGCAGAGGATCTTGTGCGTCGGGGTTTTCGTTTTCCGGTTTTCCACATCCCGCGCGCGACAGCGTGCGGTTAGTACACGGAACGTACAAAAACCCGTACGTGTCGATCGTGGCTTGGAGGTACTGTCCCCCACGGTGTCCGTGGTACGTGGATCATGGGATCGCGTACGCGCGCGCGAGTCACGGTGGGACATTTGCGAGACAGGGCGACTGTCCCCGGGGGACAACCCGAGGGACATCTGCCCGTTGCCGCCGCGTCGTTGGGCGGCCTTTTTCTCGCGCCATTTTTCCCGTTGTTCCTTGATTTCAGAGGCTTTGCGGTTCCAGTCGTGGTAGTCGTGGATCTGGTAGCCGCCGGGACGCCGTTCCCATAACCGGACACTGCGCGTCGCGAGCGTCCGCGCAATTGCCCCAGGCGAAAAAAAAGCGGAACACGATCGAATAAATTCGTCGGGAATGAAGCCATCCGTCGTGTGCGTGCGTGCATACGTCAACCCGTGCACGTACATCGCGAGCGCCAACGCTTGCCCGTTGCGGCCGATAATTTCCCCCGCTTTCAAGATCTTCGGATGGCTGGCTAACGTGTCGTCGAGATATAGCATGAGGGCGCCTTAGAGCTTGGTGATTTCGAGCGTGAACCGTCCGTGCGGATCGGTCTTCGTGTATTGCGTCTTGAGCGCCGCCGGCAGCTCGAGCCGCGATTGTTTGCCCCAGCGCCCGGTGATGCTGAACTTGCCGGCGATGCCGTGGGTGACGCCGCGCAGCCGATCTTTGATTTCCTTGTCGAGGTCGGCGTATTCCTTGCCGATCGCCTTGATGGCTTCGCGCCGTTCGAGCGCGGCCTCGAGCTCGGGTTCGGCGAGGATGGTCGCGACGCCGGTGCTCTCGAGCGGCGGGTTGCACGTGCCGCCGTAAAACGGGCAGCGCCGGCATTCGTCAGGCTCGCCCGCCAGGTAGTCGGGCAGCGTGCCGGCGTCGACGTGGTCCAGCACCCGCTCGGCCTTCGCCAGGAAGTCCTCGACGCGCTCGAGGTTCGGCTCGAGCTCGACCGGGATCAGTTTCGGCAGACCCGAGCGGTCGAGGAGCAGGAAGCCGTAGGGCTCGCCGGCAGCGAACAGATACGCGAGCAACTGGTGCGCGCCGGCCTGCGTCCACGGGTTCTCGAAAAGGTCCGCGAACCGCTCGATGCGATCGGTCATCAGCGGCGACCAGGCCTTCACTTCGAGCGGCGGCCTGGCGCCGGCGACTTCGAGCCGCGCGTCCACCTTGCCGACGATGGCGGTGCGCGCCTTGTGATCGCGCAGCGTGAACCGCTCCTGCTGGCTGATCACCTTGAAGCTCGGTTCGCTATCTCGGCCGATGCGCGTGAGGTCGGCGAGCAGATCGCGCTCCCGGTCGTCGCCGCGGCGGAACTTGGCCAGCAGCTCGGGCGAGAACGGCGGTTGCTGGTCGGGCACGGTGAGCTCGAGCGCGGCGCGCCGGTCGCACGTGCGAAACGCCGACGCGTAGACGTACGGATGCGGACTCTGCGGCCGCGCCGAGCGCGCCAGGAACCGGCTCCACGCCTCGCCGATGCCGTCGGCAATCGCGGCCGCGGGGGTTGCTGTGCTTGTTTCTATGTCCATTTACGGCCCTTCAGATCGATGGGAAGTAGTCGTCGAAATCCGTGCCGCCGCAAGCAATCAAAACCCAGTCGGTCCGGCTGCCGTTGCCTGATCGGCGTCGCGGTCCCTGAATGATGCGGGCCCGCGCCGTGTCGACCGTGTCCACGGTCCACCGCCCATCGGTACCGATCACCACGATGTAGACGTGACGCTGCTCCATGAGCACGATCCGTTCATACGTTTCCAATGCCCGGAGCTTGACCGCGATATTGCCCGATCCTGGTTGCGGCACCTTCACGTCAACATAGGCGGGGCATTGATCCGCGTCAGTGATCCGCACGTCGGGCCGATCACCCGAGACTTCTAGTTCGCGCGGTCGGTACCCACGACGCGCGAGCTCGCCGAAGACTTGGCGTAGGGCCTCTTGGTGCGGCGTGGCGCGCTCGTGTGTGAAGCCGGTGGCGGTCATCGCTCAATCCGCCGTTGCGCTTGCCGGATGGCGGCGGCATCGATATCACAGGTCAATATCCGCCGCTGGCTCGCCACGGCCGCCGCCGCCGTCGTCCCGCCCCCGCAGAATGGATCGAAGACGAGATCGCCAGGCACACTCAACCGCGCGATCAGATCGCGCGCGTGGGCTTGTCCCTGTTGCCATTTGTGAAACGTCTTCTTGTCTTTTGCGGTACTCGTTAGATCTTCGATAAAGCCATGCGGCCGGCCGTACGTCTCGCGCACAAACCAGAGCAGCGGCTTCCACCGGACGATCACCCCGTACTCGCGCATCCGGGCGAACGGTCCCGGGTCCATCACGCCCGCGAAGATCCACCACGGGCGCAGATGCGGTCGCACGCAGTCGTAGATCCGCGGGACGGCATACTGCCCAGCGTAGGTGACGAGCGATCCCCCACGCGCGAGCACGCGGGCGGCGATCTCGGCCAGGGCGGCATAGAGCGGGATCGACTCCTGGGCCCACGGCGGGTCGGCAATGATCAGGGCGACTGTGCGATCGGGAATTGTGGCGGCGACCTCGCGAAAGTCGCCGTGCACGAACCGCGGGTCTGGCGCGAAGGCGGCGGCGCGGACCTGCGCCTGGGCCAGATCGCCGCGCACGCGTTCGATCCGCACCAAGACTTCGGCCCGCGACAGCGGCGTCTGCTCGAGCTCGTCGAGCCATGTGTCGCGGTACTCGTACATCAAGCGAAACCGACTGCGGTCGATTTTCGGAATCGCTTTGACGGTCGAAAGGTTACTTGCAAGTAACCTTTTTTTCTGCGGACGTCCAGTCGCTCCGGGTCCTAATGCAGCGCCGACCGCGCACTCAAGCACGCGCGTCGCCCGCATCACATCGCCCCGCGCTGCGCGGTCCTTGACGAGATGCTCAATGGCTGCAGACGTTCGTCGAGTTTGGTCCGCCCAGCGCAGATCCGCCCGGTCAATCAAGTCGCGCCGCTGCGCGAAAATCTGGCGACATCCCTGCACCAGAATCGGCAGCGGGCGCTCGCTGGCTCCGGGCAGAACAATCAGACTCGTTGATCGGCTCGGTTTCATGCCTGCACCATCGCGCGCGCCTTCCGCAGGATGCGCTGCGCCTCGCGCTGGGACGTGAACCACAGGCGGCAGAGCCCGAGCTGCGGGTCGTAATACTCGACGAACCAGAGGCGCGCCGAGAGGTTGTGGCCCAGGCGCGGAAGCGGTGCCGGGGTCAAATCGGCGCCTTCTGATCGACCACGGTTGTCGGGCCGATCAGCTCGCCCAGTTGCGCCGCCATCGTGGCTTCCGTCTCGCCAGCGAAGATGACGATCGTGAGATGGCCGGGAACGGCCATGCATCAGCCCTCCTCGCCGGGGTCGCGCTGGTGCCGGCCGTTGCCGAACACGTCGTCGGCCGTGAGCTCGCGCTCGACCTTGGTGACCGGCTTCGTCGGTGCGCCGGTCGCTGGCGTCAGAGGCGTCGTTGGTTTCCGCGAGGCGGGCTGTTCGCGCCACTTCTCAAGGTACCAGGTGTGGGCGTCGCGGCCGTGCGCCTTGTAGTCGTTGCAGGAGTAGAACTGGCCGCGCGCGCTCGTGCGCAGCTGCATCGCCTTGCCGCAGACCTTGCAGTTGGGCGGCACGAGTCCGAGGTCTGCGGCCTCCACGCCGCCCAGGCGCGCGGTATGCGTGCCGAACCCGCGACCCTTCCGGCAGCGGTCGATCGTTTTCGCGGTGCCGGCCCAGGCGGCTTCGAGTTCCTGCACCGGGACGCTCTTCATGCCGGCGAGCTCGCGCGTGATGCCGCCATCGAGGTTCGCGCGCGCGGCCTTGCGCACGGCGAGCTCGAGCGCGGCGCCGTGCTTGTCCTTGCAGAAGTCGTCCTTCGAGCCGCGGCCGCCCTCGACCTGCTCGACGATCTCGTGGGTGATCGCGCACTCGCCGTCGCCGGTGAGCAGGATGAGGAAGTCGCCGGGGTCGTTGCCTACGATCTTGTCGGGGCGGCTGACGTTGAAGATGCGAATGCCCCAGATGGCGCGCACGCGGTCGGTGCCGGCGTCCTCGAGAAAGCCGACGATCTGCCCGCCGTCCTCGTCGCGCGCCTTGAAGAGGACCCAGTCCTCGGGATGCGTCGCGCGGATCGAGGCGCGGCGCAGCGTGTCGAGAATCTGCACGCGCGCGTCGACGACCTCGAGCGCGTCGCCCTTGAGCGCGGCGAGCTCGCCGAGGGTGACTGGGATGTCGGGGCGGCGAATGTTGATCTTGTCGACGGTCGCGGTGGATGGGGTGTCGTCGTCGTCATCGATCATGCGAAACCTCCGGGTGGGGATGGGGTTGTCTAGCGCCGCCGCCGATGCGCGGGATAGTGGTCGAAGGCATGGGCCGCCGGCGGCTCGGTCGCGCGCACCGCCGTGCCGAATTGCTCGGCGTCGCAGCGCCGGCAAATCAGTTCACCGCTGCCGGCGCTCGTGAGATAGGACAGCCCGCAGCTGGCGCACGCGGCGTGCATCTGGTCGCCAGGCCCATCGACGACCAGGTCGTCGGGCCAGACCCACGCGCCGCTCTGCAGGCGCACTTTCCAATACGGGCCGTTCCGGCCCTCGCACTGCAGGAGCACGCCTTTCGGCGAGCTCGCCGTGCCGCCGACGCGCACACGCAGCCCGTGGCGGAAGCCGGCCTCGGACCGCCGCGTCATCGGATGGCCTCCAAAATCCGCCGTGCGCGCTGCGTGCCGACGGCCTGGCCGGCCCACCATTGCAATTGCACACGGCGCTCGCTGCCTTCAATGGCGGCGGCCGTCGCGTAGAGAGCCGGGTCGCGCGTGAGATAGAGCTGCTCGGCGGCGCCGGGGTCCTGGTCAGGCCCGGTGACGATCAAGTAATAGGGCGTGCCGGGGTCGCCGCGGCGAGGCACGACCCAGGCGGTCGCGCGGATGACCGCGCGGGGGCTCAGGAAAGTCGGCGGCGCCGGCGTGGCCGGTCGAAGCTCGGGCGGCATCTGGTCACCTCGCGCGCGAGAAGGATCGGACCACCTGGAAGCGGCCCTCGAGGTAACGGTCAATGAGGTCGGCGCGGTAGCGCGTGGTGCGGCCGATGCGCGGGCGCAGCTCCTCGAGCATGGGAAGCTGCCCGGCTTTCTTCAGCTTGAAGAAGGTGCGGCGCGGCAGCTGGAGTTTCTCCCGCACTTGCGCCGAGGTG